GGCGAGCGTTTACGCAGACCTTGCACAAGGTCAGGGATATGAACCCGTCCAGAAAATTGGCGTTCATCCCATGACACTTAAAGCAGTAGTTAGAGAGCGTCTTGAATCTGGACGAGAGATGCCCTCTGACTTATTTAAAACTTACGCAGGTAGCCGTACAAAAATAACTAGGAGATAGATATGAGTGACGAGAAGCAGGTAGCAACAAGCGAAAAGGCAGGATTACCTTCATCAGTTTTGTTTGAAGATGATGCTGCATCAGGTTTTGAGAATGTAAAGACAAGTAGTTTGGCTTTACCTATTTTAAAACTTTTACAAAATGGCTCTGGTGAAGCACAGAAACGTAATGAAAATTATGTTGAAGGTGCGGAACCCGGAATGCTTTTAAATACAGTTACAAAAAAAATGTATGATGGAGCAAATGGAGTATTAGTTATTCCATGTCATTATAGACTAGAGTATCAAGAATGGGCAGATTTTGGAACGGGTTCTGGCAGACCAGAAAACATTTTTCAAGATGGCTCTGATATTTTAGCACAGACAACTCAAGACGGAGGCGGTAAAGATAGACTAGAAAATGGTCATTACATCTTAACCGTTGGGCAGCATTATGTGCTGGTCGTTGGAAAAGATGGAGCTGAACAAGCTCTTATTTCCATGAGTTCCTCTCAAGGTAAAATAAGCAGGAAATGGAATTCAATGATGATGTCCATTTCATTAGATGGAAAAAACGGTCCTTATACGCCGCCATCTTTCAGCCATGCTTATAAATTATCAACTGTCTTAAATTCTGGCAAAGGTACTCAATGGTATGGTTACAATGTTGTTAAAGATGGTCCGGTAACGGATGTATCTTTATACGAACGTGCCAAGAAATTTTACACTAGTCTAGCTAGCAAGTAGTGTGAATAGTAGGCGGTCGATGGAGACGTAGACCGCCTATGTAACAGAGTGGATATGACAGAATTAGAAAAATTTATAAATATATTTGAAGGCTTAGATAGTGCTTACGGACAAACTGTAAAAACAGATCAGTTTAGCGAAAAAGGTAAGCATAAAACTAAATCATTTACAATATCAAACCCTGTAACTAAAAAGTTATGGGAAGAACATCTAAAAGGTAGTGATCCAGGATTAGGTATTGTTCCAATTAATAAAGAAAATAAATGTAAGTGGGGTTGTATAGACATTGATACATACCCTTTTGACCATAAAAAATTTATACTAAAATTAAAAGAAAAAAATATACCAATGATTGTGTGCCGATCTAAATCAGGTGGTGCACATGCTTTTATTTTTACTAAAAAATTTGTTCCAGCAGCAGTTATGAGAGCAAAATTAAAATTAATTGCATCAGCAACAGGTTTTGCCAATGCAGAAATATTTCCTAAACAAGATTACATAAGAGTGGATAGAGGAGATACCGGTAGCTTTTTAAACTTACCTTATCATGCTAATGAGCGAACAGTTAGGTACGCTTACGGCTTAGAGGGTAATGTTTTAACTTTAGAGGAATTTTTTGAGTTACATGAAAATATTGCTCTAACAGAAACTAAATTAAATGAATTGAAGATAGAGAATGATAAAGAAAAAACAGATCATTTTAAAGGAATGCCTCCTTGTTTAGTAACATTATTAAGTGATGGAGTTCCAGATGGTCAAAGAAATAACTGTATGTACAATGTTGGTGTCTATCTAAAAAAAAGATATCCAGATAAAGATGAGTGGCAAAGTCATATGTTTACTTACAATAAACAATTTATGGATCCAGCTCTAGATGCAACAGAAATAAATACATTAATAGGTTCTTTGGATAGTAAAGAATATCAATATAAATGTAAGGATGAGCCTATACATAGTTTTTGTGATGCAAAAAAATGTGCATTAAGAGAATTTGGTGTTGGAGATAATGCACCTACTCCAGAGATTACAGAAATTAGAAAATATGATTCTGATCCACCTATATACTTTGCAGCAATAGATGGTGAAAGTGTAGAAGTTGATGACATAACTTTACACGATCCAGAGAAATTCTCATTGGCATGTATGAATCAAATAGGTAAACCGATGATGCCTGTACCAAAACATATGTGGCGTAGGTTATTAATAAAACTTTTTGCAGGATTAAAGACAATTCCTGCACCGGACTCATCAAAATTAGATATACAATTAAAAGAAATTTTAGCAGATTATATTAATAAAACTCCAGGTAAAGAATTAAAAGATGTGATGAGAGGCATTGCTTTTACAGATGTAGATGGTTTTACATATTTTAAATTTAAAGATTTTTGGAAGTTTTTATTAAAAACTAGATTGTGGGCAGAAAAAACTTATCCTAAACAAAAAACAATGAGGTTATTGGAATCTTTGTTCGAAGCTGAAGAAGTTTCCCCTAAAATAAATACAAAAACCATAAGATTATTAAAACTGCCTACAATTAAATTGGAAAGACCTAACCCAAGAACAACAAAGATAGATAAATCACCATGGCTATAGTTAAAAAAATAATGGGACCACCGGGTACTGGTAAAACATATAGATTAGTAAATTACTATTTAAAAAAAGAATTAAATGAGTATAATACTTTGCCTGAAAAAATTGCATATATTACATTTAGTAGATCAGCAGCAGAAGAGGCAGAAGAAAGAATTACCGATAAATTTCCTGGGGTAAAATTAAAATATATATCTACCATGCATGCAATGGGTACGGCTGAATGTGGTATAGACACAGGCACCCAATTGCTTAAGGGTAAAAAATGGAATCGTTTTAAACAAGAATATTTAGAATGGCAAAGTATATCTTTTGAAACAACTGTTGATGCAGCAGGTAATCCAAGATATCAAAATACACATTTACAAATAATACAATATGCTAGGTCTAAGTTAATTTCTATAGAGGATGCTGCTGTTGAACTACAGAAACACCACGATATAGATGTTGATTCTACAATACAATTAGAAACAGATTTAAAATCATTCAAAGAAGGAACTAATATGGTTGAATTCTACGATATGATTAACAAGTTTGTTGAGGAAGATCGATGTCCTCCACTTGATGCCATCTTTCTCGATGAAGCCCAAGACTTAAGTGCTCATCAATGGAAATGTTTTGATTATATAAAATTAAAATGTAAGCGAGCTTATATGGCTGGTGATGATGACCAAACTATTTATGGGTTTCAAGGTGCAGATCCTGCATGTTTTATGTCACAAGAAGGTGAGAGAGATGACCAAGAAATATCTCGTCGAGTACCTAAAAGCGTGCATCGAGAAGCTATTAAAATTCTAGATCAGTTAACAACAAGAATAGACAAAAAATGGACACCACGAGATGCTGAAGGTAAAGTTTATCCTAACCACACTTTAGATGAAATAGATTTTTCTAAAGGTAAGTGGATGATATTAGCTCGAACAAATAAATTATTAATTAATATATCAGAACATTTTTATTCATTGGGTGTAAGATTTAAAGCAAAAACAAATACACGGCTACCAAATGACATTGTTGAAACATATCAAATTTGGATTAGATTAAATCAAGGAGCGTTTATATCAGGAGAAGAAGCTCAAACTTTGTATAAATCACTTGTGGTTAAAAAAGGCCATGTAGCAAGAGGTTTTTCTGATGGTAAAAGTTTACAAAATGAAAAAAGCGTTGACCTTCAAAAACTAAAAACACACCATGGATTATTAATACAAGGTGATTGGAAACAGTTGCATATTTCAGATCAATATAAAGATTACATGCAAACTTTATTAGAAAGAGGAGATGACTTAATGAAAAAACCTGACATAGAACTTCTTACATTACATGGATCAAAAGGTAAAGAATGTGAAAACGTATGTTTGTTTACAGACTACGGTGTAGAGGGACAAGATGAATTTATATATCGTAGTGCATATGAAAATCCAGATGCAGAACATAGATTATTTTTTGTAGGAACAACAAGAGCAAAAGAAAATTTATATTTAATGCAGCCTACATCAGATTATTATTACACAATAGGAGAACCAATAGTATGATGAATCTAACAAGCGAAGCTATTTTATTATCAATGATAACTTTTTATTTTGCAAATAGAATATTTATAGGAGGAGTAATATGAGCAACGTATATAAAAAACAAATAGGTGGAGATCATTATCAATCGATGAAGATTCAACCGTCAGAATTTATAAATAAAAATAATTTGCCTTTTGCAGAAGGAAACGCTATAAAATATTTATGCCGGCACAAACAGAAAGGACAAAAGCAAGATTTGGAAAAAGCAATTCACTACTGTCAAATGGCAATTGATAGAGATTATCCAGA